TTGCTGATATGAAGGCGGCTGGTATCAACCCTATGTTGGCCGCTAAAACTGGCGGGGCGTCGACCCCGTCCGGTGCTATGCCTCAGATTGAGGATACTTTGTCTAAGGCTGTTGGTGCTGGTACTCAGGCTTATTCGCAGATGTCATCTGCTCAGCTTGCTCAGGAGCAAACTGAAGTTGCTGATGTTACTGCTGATAAAATTATTCAGGAAACTGAAAATTTAAATAGTCAAAACGATGTTATTAAGCAAACTCTTTTGAATATGGAGGAGTTGCGTCAAAACCTTATTAGACAAGGTTTTAATCTTGACATTCAGGCTAATGTTTTGCGTTCTACCGTTGATAAATTGCGTGCTGATACTGATAATACCAATATGCAATCTGCTCTTCGTCGTTTAGATCTTGAAGCTGCCGAAGATTTTGATAATTTGGGTCGTGAGTTTAGTCAGTTTGAACCTTTGTTTAAAATGCTTATTGGCATTTTGAGGAGATAATATGTTTATTCGTTCTTTGTTTAATTATGATCGCAACGAAGCGTCTAACGCTTCTGCGATCATTTGCGATGAGCCTACTTTGGCTCAGCAGCATTTTAAGGAGCAGTGCGATATCAATCGCATTGTTAAGCAATATGCTGCGACTGGCGAGGTTCCGGGCAATGCCCGGATGCCGCTGCCTGAAGATTTTGTCGGTGTTACCGACTATCATTCTGCTATGAATGCAGTTCGCCGCGGTGAAGAGGCTTTCGCAGCTCTTCCCGCTTTTACGCGTGATCGTTTTAAAAACGATCCCGCGCTTTTTGTTGATTTCTGCCTTGATCCGCAGAATCGAGCCGAAGCTGAGAAGCTTGGGCTTGTTATTTCTCGCCAGGTGAGCGAGAATGTTCCCGTGTCACCTACCCCGAAGGGGGTCCCCGAAGGGGACGCACAGTAGACTTACTTGATGTCTACTGTGCTAGGTGACACCACCACTTACTAGGAGTACCAAATGAAACCTTCTTCTCGTCGTTCCGTTTCGAAGTATAAGTCCGCGTCTAAGTTCCGTTCTCAGGTCGGTAAGACCAAGGCCGCGAACATGCGTTCGGGCCCAATGCGCGGCGGTTTTCGTTTTTAACCATGGAACCACCCCCGAAAGGGGGTAGGAGTTTTTTATGGGTTGTTTTAAGCCTCTTATGGCTCATCGTCTTGACGATGGGTCTATTTCTTTTAGTGCTAAGTCTGGCGAGGGTGATTCTTTAAAGCTCCCGTGTGGCCAGTGTATAGGCTGTCGTATTGATCGTTCTAAGATGTGGGCTGTGCGTTGTATGCATGAAGCCTCTTTGTATGATGACAATATATTTATTACTCTCACTTATGCTGATGAGTATTTGCCTGAAAATGGCAATTTGGATTATTCTCATTTCCAGAAATTTATGAAGCGGTTACGTAAGCGTTTTTCTAAGCGCAATATCCGTTTCTATATGTGTGGAGAATATGGTGAACAAAATTGGCGTCCCCATTTTCATGCTATTCTTTTTAATTTTAAGTTTGAGGATCTTGAGGTTTGGAAAAAAACCGGATCCGGTTCGATGATTTATCGTTCTAAGGTACTTGAGGAGTTATGGCCGTTTGGCCATTCTTCTGTTGGTGATGTTACTTTACAGAGTGCGGGTTATGTCGCACGATATGTTATGAAAAAGATCAACGGTGATCTTGCCAAGTCTCACTATGAACGTGTGAATGTGGATACTGGCGAAGTTGTTGATCTTGTTCCCGAATTTAATCGTATGAGTTTGAAGCCCGGTATTGCTCAGGGCTGGTTTGATAAGTTTTATTCGGATGTTTATCCGCGTGACGCGGTTGTTCTTGAAGGTGGTCAGAAAATGAAGCCACCGAAATATTATGACTTGAAGTATGATGCCATTGCCCCATATGAGTTTGAGGCTATTCAGCAAGAGAGAATTTTGCGTGCTCTTGCTCGTTCTTCTGAGTCTACTCCTGAACGTCTTGCTGTGAAGGAAGAGGTTTTGAGTTCTAAGGCGCAAAAACTTTATAGGAGTTTATGATGGTTGATTCTGATACCTCTACGCATGAATTTGCTCTGCATGCGACTGAGTTGTTGCGTTTGCTTAAACGGCGTGACCGTTTGGATAAGCGTATTTCTGAGCTTAATGATTTTTTGAAAGGTGTTTTGAAATGAAACAGTTGGTTATTGCTGTCCGTGATTCTGCGGCTGACGTTTTTGGTCGTCCTTATTTTGTTCCTACTTCTGGTATTGCTATTCGTTCTTTTACTGATGAAGTCAATCGCAAAGCCGATGACAATCAGTTGAATAAGCATGCTAAGGACTTTGCTTTGTATGAGCTTGGCGTGTATGATGATGCTACTGGGATTGTGGACTGCCACCCCCAGCCTAAGCTACTGATCAATGCTGATCAGTGTTTTTTAAACTAAGGGACGTGAAACCCTCCGGGGTTTCATGTCGCAACATGGAGCCTCGATCATGATGATGCATAAGAACCAGAGCGTGTCTGCTCACAAGTTCTCTATGATTCCCCGCGCGGACATTCCGCGCTCTTCTTTCCAGATTCAGACTGCTCATAAGACTACGTTTGATTCTGGTTATCTTGTCCCGATTTATGTGGATGAGGTTCTTCCAGGCGATACTTTTAATTTGAAGATGACGGCTTTTGCCCGTCTTGCTACGCCTATTTTTCCAGTCATGGATAACATGTATCTGGATTCTTTTTTCTTCTTTGTTCCTAACCGTTTGCTGTGGGAAAACTGGCAGCGGTTTATGGGAGAGCAGACGAATCCGGGCGATTCGACTGCTTATTTGGTGCCCCAGGTTGAGACTCCTGAGGGCGGTTATGCCATTGGTTCTTTGCAGGACTATATGGGTTTGCCTACGGTTGGCCAGGTGACTGCTGGACAGACCGTTTCTCATAGCGCTTTTCATTTGCGCGCTTATAATTTGATTTGGAACGAATGGTTCCGTGATCAGAACCTTCAGGATTCTTTGCCTGTCAATATTGACGATGGTCCAGACGATCCGGCTGATTATGTGATTCAACGTCGCGGTAAGCGACATGATTACTTTACTTCTTCTTTGCCTTGGCCTCAGAAGGGTGATGCTGTGCAGTTGCCTTTGGGAACCATTGCTCCTATTGTTGCTGATGTTCCTGCTAATGGTTATCCAACTGTTTTGGTAGGTGGTGCTCCTCATAATTTTCGTAATGTTCCAGCAACCGATCGTGTTTATATAGAGACTGGTGCTCCACACGCTACGTCTGGTCCTTTGTATGCGGATTTGTCTGCTGCTACTGCGGCTACTATTAACCAGTTACGCGAGTCTTTTCAGATTCAGCGTTTACTTGAAAGGGATGCTCGTGGCGGCACTCGTTACACTGAGATTATTCGTTCTCATTTTGGCGTTATCAGCCCTGATGCTCGTTTGCAGCGTCCTGAGTATCTTGGTGGCGGTTCTACTCCTGTTATCGTTAATCCTGTTGCCCAAACGTCTGCGACTTCTATTGACGGTTCGGATTCTCCCTTGGGTAACTTGGGTGCTATGGCTACCGCTTTGGCAAAAGGTCATGGATTTACGCAGAGTTTCACTGAACATGGCGTTGTGATTGGTATGGTTGCTGTCCGTGCTGATTTGACCTATCAGCAGGGTATGAAGCGTATGTGGAGTCGTCGTACTCGATATGACTTTTATTTTCCGGTGTTCGCTCATTTGGGCGAACAAGCGGTTCTCAATAAAGAGATTTATACGACGGGTACGTCGTCTGATGATGATGTGTTTGGTTATCAGGAGCGATGGGCCGAGTATCGGTACCATCCAGCGATGATTACTTCGTTGTTCCGCAGTACTGCGGCTGGTACTTTGGATGCTTGGCATTTGGCTCAGAAGTTTAATTCTTTGCCTACGTTGAACGATACCTTTATTCAGGATACCCCTCCTGTTGATCGTGTTGTTGCTATTGGTGCCGGTGCTAACGGTCAGCAATTTATTTTTGATTCTTTCTTTGATATTCGTGCTGCTCGTCCGATGCCGCTTTATAGTGTTCCCGGTTTGATTGATCATTTCTAAGGAGCAGTTTATGAATCCCGCAACTATGATTGCTGCGGGTTCCGCTGCTCTCTCCTTTCTTGGGGGTGAGCGTCGGAACGACGCGCAACAAGAAATGTCGAACGCTCAGATGGCTTTTCAAGAGCGTATGTCTGGTTCTGCTTATCAGCGTGCTGTTGCTGATATGAAGGCGGCTGGTATCAACCCTATGTTGGCCGCTAAAACTGGCGGGGCGTCGACCCCGTCCGGTGCTATGCCTCAGATTGAGGATACTTTGTCTAAGGCTGTTGGTGCTGG